TCCATAAATTCTTTAACTTTGTTTTCTGCCTCTACTTCTATTTCTGCATCAGTTTTAGTAAACCAGGGTTCACCTAAAACTTTGTTAATGCCTCCATAGTATTTTTTTTCTAGCTCTTCAATAGCGTCTTCATAGACACTTAATTCCAGCGCTTCAATTTTTTGATCGCTCATATTTTGAAAGCTCCTCTATTGTTTTTTTTTGCTTCTCTTCTAGCTCTAAAACTTTAGTAGCCATAAGGTTCATATTCTCTTGCATAGAATTCATAATTTCTGCAAGCTTATTTAAACCATCTGCATTTTTATTAATCATATCTAAACTTTTTAGACTGACTTCGGTTAGTTGTTTTATCATTGTATTATCCTTTCTTTTAATTAATATAGTTATAACAAATATCCCATAGTGTCAAATTAATAATTAATTTATTTTCAACTTATAGTTGTGCTCGTTACCTCGGGGCCCACCCTCCCCTAAAATAAAAATAAATAAACATTTGACTTAATGTTTTAATAGTGTTATAAAATCCCATAACATAGAAAGGATATATAATGAGTAAATCAATGACTAAATATCAACTGGATCACTTTCGTGATAAAGTTAAAAGACAGTTTGAACCAATGATCCGCGATCAAGAATTATTGGTCAAGCAATTTAAAACCGAGGCAACTGACAAAGCTGTTGACAAGCTATCTAAAAAGATTGGCGCTGATACAATTATTGATAAGTTTGCTAAAGCTGAAAAAATGTTAAGTGAAGCAAGGGCAACCGCACTAACTTTTTTTGAAAAAAAGAAACCCAAGGATCAGGAGTTGGATTATAAATTCACTCAACGTTCAAGCTATCGTGATGAATTAACTCTTGAAGATTGTAAAGATCAATTAAGAAATTGGGCGTCTGAACTTGCTGAACGTGAAATAGAAAAAAGACCCGAGGGCGCTAAACTTAAACAACTTAAAGAACTTAAACTTAAAGCGCTTGACGTTGTTATGGAAAGCGGAACGCCTGACACGTTGGCTATTGCACTGGATCAAGTATCTAAAAAGATTGGCTTGACTTGGAATACTGACGTTCAAGCGCTTCCAAACTTTAAGCAGGCAGGTTAATTAACACTTGACTTATGTTATGGGATATGACATAATATCCCATAACATAGAAAGGATAATAATATGATTGATAAACTAAACGTTGGACAGAAGTTTATAATAACTTATAGACCTAACACCCATAATGGTGAAGCTAGACCAAAGCTAAAAGATAATAAGAGAACTAGACAAATAACTAGACGCGCCGAGTGGACTAATAAAAGCAGGGCTCTTTTTGATTGTACTAATAATAAATATAAATACGTAACTTACTATGACCTAGACCAGCAGGGTTATCGCACCGCGTCTGGTAAAGTATGGATAACACTGGAGGTTGCATAAATAATTAATTAATACTTGACACAACATCTAGTGTGTAGGCTACAGCCTACACACTATGCACTAACTACATAGCTCGAGAACTCTGGGCCCACCCACCCCCGAGGGGTCCCAGGCCAAACCAATACAGGCTCGCGAACGATGGGCCCACCCACCCCAAACAGATAGGGATCCTAATACGTATACCTTTAGAGTTTGATTTAGACATAAATCTAGGGTAAATTTGAAACGAGGAGAAAACAGAATCTAAAAAAATTCTGCAAAAAATTTTTATGAACGCTTTACCAGAAGAGATCTTACGTTGCTTTCGCAAGGACTTTACAGAACATTTATCTTACGAAGAACTTCAACATCTTAAACAATTAAAAAATTCTTTTGTTAAAAAAGAAAAGATAGAAAAAATATCAAATGATTTTATGTCATTTGTAAAAGAGATGTGGCCAGAGTTTATTGAAGGTAGACATCACAAAGAAATTGCTGACAAATTTAATAAACTTGCAAAAGGTAAACTTAAAAGACTAATTATTAATATGCCACCGCGGCACACGAAAAGTGAATTTAGTTCCTTCTTACTTCCTGCGTGGATGGTAGGTCGTAATCCTAAATTAAAAATTATCCAATCAACCCACACAACTGAACTCGCGATCCGCTTTGGTCGAAAAGCTAAAACCTTAATGGACTCCGCGGAATACAAACGAGTATTTGAAACAAGACTACGAGAGGATAGTCAAGCAGCTGGTAAATGGGAAACCGAACAAGGTGGAGAATATTATGCAGCTGGTGTTGGATCTGCCATCACGGGCCGTGGAGCGGATTTATTAATTATTGATGACCCACACTCGGAGCAAGATGCAATGAATCCCGAAGCGCTGGAGCGTGCTTACGAATGGTATACATCAGGACCACGTCAGCGTTTGCAACCTGGTGGAGCGATTGTATTGGTTATGACAAGATGGAGTACAAAAGATCTAACATCTAAATTAATTAACTCACAAAAAAGTTTAAAAGCAGATAAATGGGAAGTGGTAGAGTTCCCTGCAATCCTGCCTTCAGGTAAACCTGTTTGGCCAGAGTATTGGAAGAAGGATGAATTAGAAGGTGTCAAAGCATCAATTAGTATTGGTAAGTGGAACGCGCAATGGATGCAAAATCCTACTGCTGAAGAAGGATCTATTTTAAAACGAGAGTGGTGGCAGCTTTGGGACAAACCTTACATTCCTCCTTTAGTACACACCATTCAAAGTTATGACACAGCCTTTAGTAAAAAAGAAACGGCCGACTATTCTGCAATTACTACTTGGGGAGTCTTTCATCCGAACGAAGATCCAACGTCCGCGCCCCAGTTAATACTATTAGATGCAGTTAAAGAACGACTCGAGTTTCCCGAATTACGTAAGGAAGCACTAGAGCAATATAAGTATTGGAAACCTGATACAGTTATTATTGAAGGTAAAGCATCTGGAATGCCTTTAACTTATGAGTTGAGAAAAATCGGAATACCTGTTATAAATTTCACTCCTAGTAAAGGTCAAGATAAACATTCTAGGGTAAACGCTGTATCGCCGATGTTTGAGTCGGGGATGATTTGGGCGCCTGACGAAGATTTCGCAGATGAGGTAATAGAGGAGTGTGCATCATTTCCGTACGGAGATAACGACGATTTGGTGGACAGTACAACACAGGCGTTAATGCGTTTTAGGCAAGGGGGATTTGTAAAACTTCCCGATGACTATGAAGAAGATACATTACCGCAAAAAGATAGGGAATACTACTGATGCCATCAGAAGAAAAAAATTATGAACAATCAGCACTAGGTAAAAGAGTTAATGAACTTATGGATGACGGCTATGACTTCGGCGAAGCCGTTAAACAAGCTATGAGTGAAGGACTTAAGGACGGCGGATCGGTAGGTATAGAAATTTTATTCNGACCCAAAGTTCCAGCGGCCCCCTCACAACTAGTATCTGAATCTGATATTCTTTTAGGCTACAGAGGAGATGCTGCATACAGAAGCGGTAGTGAACAATCTAAAAGTATTGGACAGGGGAACGTCGGATCAAAAGCAAGTTTTGGTGGTGGTCAGGGTACAAACAGTTCTGGACAAAGCGAAGGAGCAGGAGGAGTAAATCCTAATCAATACACATCAAATCAACAAAATGTAAATAACATAAAAGCTCAACTAGGAATTAAAGATCCTAATCTACTTCAAAAAACTTTTAACAAATATAATTCTTTACCTTTTGGAGTAAAAGGTGCAATCAACACAATGGCACCTGTAGAGTTAATGAAACTATTTCAAGTGGGAAACGTACTCAACACTGGTTATAATCAATTAAAAAAACCTATTTTAACAGAAGAAGATATAACATTAGAACCGGGTAAGCTTCCGGATTTAGCATTAGGTGCAACTGAAGAAATTAGTTTTGAAGGTAATAGTCCTTTTATGAGAAATCAAATCAACGAAAGAATTATTGCAGCAGAAAATAAATATTATGAACAAGGTAAAATGCCTCCAGAATTTTTAGGTGACAAAATAAGAATGAATATGGAATTAGGAAACTATGACGGATATATGGGTCCTGGATTTGAAGACGGCGGTCGAGTCGGATTATTTATGGGCGGCTCACCTTTAGAAGGTGAAGCATTATCTATTTACAATTCTATGAAAGCTTATGGTAATGATGATCAGACGATCGCGGATCGATTACAGGCTTTAGGTATGTACACACCAGGTGATTCAACACCTGATGCACCTGATACACCTGATCAAGGAATTATAAATCAACAATTAAATCAAGGTGGTGGAGACGGACCAAAAGGAGATTTTGGAAAGTTTGGAAACTTATTAAAAGACACAGAAAAAACTTTTACTAAAGATATGTATACAATAGATAAAAATATGTATCCCGGTGCAGAGATGACAGGATCTTTTAAACCTACAGAAATTACAGGATATCAAGACGTTACATCTGGACTTTATAAAACAGAGGATGGTAAAAATATTAATCATTTAGGTTTAAATATTAAACCTGGAATTATATCACTATTGGAGAAATTAGGGTTTGGTGGTTTGGATGAAACTCAATTTACAGGACTACCCTATAAAGAAGGATATATAGCTGGAACTTTTACAGGCAAAAATCCATTTGATTTTTTTAAAAAACAACAAGCAACTAACGCAGAGATTGCTGCTGCTAATTTAAAAGCTAAACAAGAACTAGAAGCAAAACTTGCAGCAGAGGCTGCAGCTGCAGCTCTTCAACAACAAATGCAAAACACAGGTGTGACAGGTTCAAATTATAATCAAGCAGCTAATATAGCTGGAGGTGGAGGTGGAAACACTGCTACATATGGAGGACAAACTGCTCGAGAAGCAACATATGATAATGATAAATCTACAGGAACATCTCAAGGATATTCACAACATTATGCTAGAGGCGGCCTCGCTACGATGTTCACTAGGAGGCGATAGTGGCCATTGTTAAAAATCAATTTGGAACTTTCGAAACAGATAAAAAATTAGGAAGTAAAAGATTACCTTCTAATCCAGATCTAGAAAATAAAGCTCAAAAACTTTATGGTAAAAGTTTTGATGATTTAACTATTCAACAAAGAACTAAATTAAGAACAGGTGCTAGAGGTGCAATGTCAATAGCAGACACTGTTACCTTTGAACAATATTTAGATGATTATAAAAATATGGCTGCCGATCCTAATTATATTCCAAGATATATAAAACCAAATTTAGGATCAGGGATGAGTGCCCAACAAAAAAGAGCAAGAGCAGAAGCTAAAAATAGTATTGAAGCTTTTGAACAAAAATTTCAAAAAAATGTTAACAAAAGAAAAAGATTAAAAAGAGCAGCGGATCCAATAAAAAGAGAAAAAGATTTAACGGCTAAAGCAGAGAGAAGAGTTAACCGAAGAATTAAAAAGAAAGATGTTGCTTTAACAGATAGAGAGAAAAAATTAAATTTAGAACAAAGATCTGAAACTAGAAAACTTAATGAGCCTATTAGAAATAATCCTAAATTAGTTTTAGATAATAAAGATTTAATGGAAAAACTTTCTATTACAGTTTCTAAAGAAGGGGATATAGTAAAAGTTCCAACAGGATTGACTGAAAAATATTTAAAAGAAAGAGGGCTGTTTGAAATAGATCATCAAAGAGATATTTATAAAAAAGGAAGAGGTAAAAATTTACCCGCTAATAGAAATTTAATTGCAGGTCCTTATAATAGAGCAGGTGGTTTTAAAGAAATGGCTGAAAAGTTTATTGAGTCTAATCCTAATCCTGATGATCCTAAAGTAAAAAATATTTTAAAAACAGCTGAAGATATACAAGTAACTTTACAACCAAATGTAGATGATGGTATTTTTCCAACTAAATCTTTAGGTTTTAAACAAATTGCAGATCCAGTTGAAAAATTTGAAGAAGTTAGTTTAAAATGGAACAATGATATAGGTGCAATTGTAGAAACTAATAACCCGGATTTTGCTGTTAAGAATGTTACTGAAGATTTAAAATTATATGCAGAAGAAAATCCAATACCTGTTGATATTGATACTAAACCACCAAAGACAAGTCCAACCGTTTTAAAAACAGTTGGTAAAACTCTAGCTAAAGTTGGAGCTCCTTTACCTACTGCCTTAATTGATTCTTACTTTGTAGGTCAACAAGTAAAAGATGGAAAATCTACAGCAGAGATTGCTCAAGACCCAATGAACTGGATAGGTCTTGCTGCAATGGAGCCTTTATCAAAAGTATCAGGGATAGCTGAATCTGGTAAACTAAACAGTGCCTTGAGATTAGGATTGAATCCTGCTACAATTAGGGGTATAAGCAGGTTTGCAGGTTTACCGGGACTTGCAGTGAGTACAGCTATGACTGCATATGACCAGTATAAGAAATATCAAAATGAAGAGGGATTCATATATAACCTGTTCAATAAAGAGGAAAAATAATAAATGGCTACAATAGATAAACCACTTCCAAACGTAACAGAAACCGTTGTTGAAGTTCCAAAGCAAGAAGAATTAATTGAAGAAAGAGATGAGATTGTTGAGAAGAAAAATCAACAAGGCAATGTAGAAGTTACTATGGACGAAGAGGGTGGTGCAGAGATTGCATTCGACCCTAGAGCTATTACACCAGAGGGTGGCCAAGATCATTTTGAAAACCTAGCAGATTTTTTAGGAGATGATATTTTAGAACCGTTAGGTGCTAAAATGGTAGACCATTACAATGAGTATAAAGAATCACGTGGTGATTGGGAAGATACTTATAGAAACGGTTTAGATCTTTTAGGATTTAAATATGAGAGAAGAACAGAACCTTTCAGAGGTGCAAGTGGTGTTAACCATCCTGTACTTGCTGAAGCAGTTACACAGTTTCAAGCGCAAGCTTACAAAGAATTATTACCAGCAGATGGTCCGGTTAGAACTCAAATTTTAGGAGCAGTTGATGTTGCTAAAGAAGAGCAATCTAAACGTGTTAAAGATTTTATGAACTATCAAATTATGGATCAGATGAAAGAATATGAACCAGAGTTTGATCAAATGCTTTTTTACCTTCCTCTATCCGGATCTACCTTTAAGAAAGTTTATTACGATGATCTTTTAGGTAGAGCCGTATCAAAGTTTGTACCGGCTGATGATTTAATAGTACCTTATTCTGCAAACAGTTTAGAAGATGCGGAAGCAGTAATTCACGTAATTAAAATTTCTGAAAATGATTTAAGAAAACAACAAGTGGCAGGATTTTATAGAGACATAGAATTAGGTGAACCACCTGTTACTGAAAATCAACTAGAAGATAAAAAATTAGAACTTGAAGGAATTAATAAAGATGGCCAAGAGGATCAATATACTTTGTATGAAGTTCATACTAATTTAGATCTAGAAGGTTATGAAGATATGGGAGAAGATGGTGAGCCTACAGGAATTAAACTTCCATACGTTGTAACTGTATCCCAAGCAGGACAAAAAGTTTTATCGATTAGAAGAAACTATGGTGAACAAGATCCATTAAAGAAAAAAGTAAACTACTTTGTGCAGTTTAAATTTTTACCTGGAACTGGTTTTTATGGTTTTGGTTTAATCCATATGATTGGTGGTTTAACTAGAACTGCAACAGCAGCTTTAAGACAATTATTAGATGCAGGGACTTTAGCAAACTTACCAGCAGGATTTAAATCTCGTGGTATTAGAGTTAGAGACGATGCACAACCATTACAACCTGGAGAGTTTAGAGACGTAGATGCACCTGGTGGAAACATCAAAGATCAGTTTATGACTCTACCTTTCAAAGGTCCTGATGCAACTTTATTACAATTGATGGGTATTGTAGTTAACGCAGGTCAAAGATTCGCGGCCATTGCTGATATGCAAGTGGGTGATATGAATCAACAGGCTGCAGTTGGAACTACAGTTGCTCTTCTTGAGCGTGGCTCACGTGTGATGTCTGCTATTCACAAAAGAATATATGTCGGACTTAAACAAGAATTTAAATTATTAGCAGAAGTATTTAAAACTTATCTTCCGCCGGTGTATCCATATGATGTACCAGGTGCAACAAGAGAAATTAAAGTACAAGACTTTGATGACAGAATAGATATTTTACCTGTAGCAGATCCAAACATCTTCTCACAGACGCAAAGAATCTCAATTGCTCAAAGTCAATTACAACTAGCGCAATCAAATCCTCGTATGCATAATCTATATCAAGCATATAGATCTATGTATGATGCGCTGGGTGTGAAAAATGTAAATGCAATCTTGCCACCGCCTGCTCCACCACAACCAATGGACCCGGCATTAGAAAATA